GGTTTGCCTGGTCGGCTACGGCTCTGGCTTGAACGGCAGTAACTGTCCGTGACGCGACGTCCGGACAACCAGCCGCGGCGCGACGCCGCGAACGGGAGGAAGAATGGCCGGCAACGGTCCACCACCAGCGGAGAAGCGCCGCAGAACCAACGCTGATACCTACGCCGATGTCCAGGCGACTCTCATCGACGAGATGGAGTTGCGCGGGCCGGCCCTGGTCGGCTCGTTCCTGCCGCAGACCCGCGAGTGGTACGACTGCTGGCGGTATGCGCCGCAGGCGGCGGCGTTCATCCTTACCGACTGGCAGCGGTTGAAACTGCTAGCACCCCTGGTGAACCGCTATTTCGAGCGACCGAACCATCTGCTCCTCGGTGAGATCCGCCAGAACGAGTCGCTGCTGGGTGCCACCTATGTGGATCGGCTCAAGGCGCGAATGAAGGTCGAAAAGACGGAACCATCTGCGACTCCTGTCGGTGTGACGGCGCTTGATGACTACCGCAACCGTCTCTCTGGCTGAACCGTTCCGGATCGGCCCATCGCACACCGAATTGCCTGCTCGGACGTTGGGTTGGCAGGTGCTGGCCTGGACTGCGGCGAATCTGCGGCAGCCGGACGGGCCGAACGCCGGCGACTCGTGGAACTACACCGATGAGCAGGCACGATTCGTGCTCTGGTGGTACGCGCTCGATGAGCATGGCCGTTTCATCTATCGCCGCGGGATGCTGCGCAGGCTCAAGGGCTGGGGCAAGGATCCGGTCGGCGCCACCTTGTGCGCGGTTGAGCTCGTGGGTCCGTGCCGGTTCGGCGGGTTCGATGCCGAGCGTGAGCCAGTTGCGATTCCGCATCCGTCGCCGTGGGTTATCACCGCGGCGGTGTCGCTGGATCAGACGAAGAACACGATGCGCCTGTTTCCGGGCCTGTTCACCGATGACGCACTGGCCGAACATCGCATCGACATCGGCAAAGAGATCATTTACAGCCGCAACGGGATGCTCGAGGCCGTCACATCGTCGCCGCGAGCTCTTGAGGGCAAGCGGACGACGTTTTCGCTGAAGAACGAGACGCACCACTGGCTCGAAGCGAACGACGGCATCGCGATGTCCGAGGTCATCACCCGCAACATCACCAAGGCGCGCGGCGGTGATGCTCGGTGTCTGGCGATCTCAAACGCGCACAACCCTGGTGAGGGTTCTGACGGCGAACTCGACTACGACGCGTACGTCGCGTCGCTGGCTGGCCACACCGGCAAGGACTTCCTGTACGACTCGGTCGAGGCGCCGCCGGGCATCGACATCGACGACGCTGACCAGGTCCGTGAGGGTCTGATCGCTGCCCGCGGCGACTCGCTGTGGCTCGACCTTGACCGGCATGTCGCCGAGATTCTCGATCCGCGTACCCGTGAGGGCATGGCGCGCCGGTTCTACTTCAACCAGGTCGTCGCCGGTGACGACGTCTGGCTGGAACGCGCCGACTGGGACGTGCTCGGCAAGAAACGCGTGGTCGAGGACGGTACGCCGATCTGTGTCGGCTTCGACGGCTCGGACACCGACGACTGGACTGCGCTGCGCTGCGAGACAGCCGACGGCTACCAGTTCACGCCGACGTTCCCCGACGGCAAGCTGATGATCTGGGATCCGGCCCGCCACGGCGGCTACACGCCCCGGGCCGAGGTCACCACAGCTGTCGCTTCGCTGTTCAACCGGTTCAAGGTCGTCCGGATGTACTGCGACCCGCCGTACTGGCAGTCCGAGGTCGATGCGTGGTCGGCCGAGCACGGCGAGAAGGTCGTCTTCCGTTGGGCAACGTATCGGACACGTCAGATGGCCGAGGCACTCGAGCGTTTCCGCACGGATGTCCTGGCCAGCCATTTGAGCCATGACGGCTGTCCGGTCACGTCGAAGCACATCGAGAACGCGCACGCCGATCGACGGCCGCAGGGCCAACTGATCCGCAAGGACCGATCGATTTCGAAGAACAAGATCGACGCGGTGATGTCTTCGGCGCTTGCGCATGAGGCAGCGCTCGACGCTACTGCCGCCGGCGACTGGCCGAAGGGTGGTCGGCGCAAAGTCGTCGTCATGAGGTAGGGAGGCACCATCCGTGGCGCTGCCCACCACTCCGCTGGATTGGACGACGGCTCTTTCTGTCCGGCATGACGCCGAGCGCGGTCAGTTGGCGCGGTATGACGACGAGTACGAACTCCGCGCGCCGCGGGCGTACATGCATCCGGAGATCATGCGGGAAATCGGCGACCGGATGCAGCAGGTTGTCATCGCGTGGCCGCTGCTGGTCGTCGGTTCGCTCGAGGAGCGTCTCGACGTCGAGGGGTTCCGGCTGCCGGATGCTGATCTCGAAGATGACGAGATGTGGCGGGTCTGGCAGTCGAACTGCGCCGACGAAGAGTCGCAGTTGGCGCACGTTGACGCCCTGGTGATGCGCCGCTCGTACATCTGCGTCGGGGCGAACGAAGAGGACGCCGATACGCCGCTGATGACGTTCGAGTCGCCGCTTGAGGTGTACGCCGACATCGACCCGCGCAACCGGCAGGTCCGTGCGGCTCTGCGCCGCTGGGTCGACTTCCAGGATTCGCTGGTGCGGCTTCCGGAGCGGTACGCGACGCTGTACCTGCCGGACATGACCGTGCATTACGACTGGAACGAAAGCGGCTGGCGGGAGACGGGCCGCGACGTCCATGACCTGGGTAAAGTCCCGGTTGTTCCGTTGGTGAACCGCGGCCGGCTCAATGACCGGCTGGGCCGTTCCGAACTGGACCCGATCCTCCCGCTGGCCGCTGCTGCGAACAAGATCGCGACTGACATGATGGTCGCCGCGGAGTTCGTGGCGATCCCGTTGCGTGGTTTCCTGGGCGTGGGTCCGGACGCGTTCGAGGACGAGAAGGGCAACAAGCTGACCGCCATGGAGGCGATCATGGGTCGCCTGTTGGCGATCCCGAACGACGCCGACTCGGTGAAGCAGTTCGAGTTCGCGTCGGCGCAGTTGTCGAACTTCACGGGCGTGATCGACAAGCTCGCTTCGCTGACCGCATCGATTGCCGGTCTGCCTCCGCACTACATGGGCATGGCCACCGATAACCCGCCGTCGGCGGATGCGATTCGCTCGAATGAGGCCCGGCTGGTGAAGCGGGCCGAGCGGCGCCAACGCGCGTTCGGCGGAGCTCACGAGGCGGCGATGCGTCTGGTTCGCCGGTTCCAGGATGGTGACTGGGACCCGTCGCTGCTGCGCCTGGAAACAGTCTGGCGGGACGCGTCGACTCCGACTGTCGCGCAGAAGGCTGACGCGGCGGTCAAGCTGCACACTGAGGGCATCACGACGACGCGCCAGGCTCGTCAGGACATCGGCTACACCGATGCGCAGATTCGCCGCATGGAGGCCGACGACCAGGAGGCTGCGGCGCAGCAGGCGGCGCTGTTCAAGCTGCCGACGGCGACGGAGCAGATCACGATCGCGGACACTCCGGCGATGGCCGCAGCGGCCGCGGCGGGTGTTCCTGCTGCACCAGCGGTGCCGGCGGTGCCTAGTGGCATTCCTGCCGCCTGACACTCGGCGGCTGGCCGAGGCTCACCGGTCACGGCAGCAGACGCTAGCGCTTCTGCTAGCACGCGAGATCAGCGACTTGTGGGCCCGGTTGTCGCCGGCGAACTTCTCCCTAAGGCTGACACCAGGCCGTTCGACTTCTGCGATGTGGCGTCGGATCGCACCTCGCGTAAAGACGCTGATGATTGCTGCGCAGCTTGAGGCCGCCCGTGGCACCCAGGATTACGTGTCGGCGCAACTGACGCTGCAGGGGATCACACCGGATCCTGTCGGCGTCGTTCCGGCGCGTGCGTTCGCAGGGATCGCCTCGGACGGCCGTGACCTGGACACGCTACTTAGCTACCCGATATTTGAGGTCGGCGCGTTCGTCCGCGAAGGTATGCCGGCGGCGCAGGCGCTGGATATTGGCGAACGGCATCTGAACCGGATCGCGGTGACCCAGGTCGCCGACGCGGCGCGGGTCTCGACGGGTGTGGCGATCACATCGGATCGGACCACGACCGGCTATGTGCGGATGCTGACTCCGCCGTCGTGTTCCCGCTGCGTGATCCTCGCCGGGAAGTGGTGTCGGTGGAACGCGGGCTTCGAACGGCATCCGCAGGACGACTGCATTCAGATTCCGGCATCAGAGAACATCGCCGGCGATCTGACGACGAGCCCGACGGCCTACTTCGACAGCCTGTCCGAGGACGAGCAGAACACGACGTTCACCAGGGCCGGCGCCGAGGCTGTCCGGGACGGTGCGGATCTTTCACGGGTGGTCAACGCCCGTCGCGGGATGTATTCGGCGAGCGGTCGAAAGCTGACGCGCGAGCGGGCCGGCAAGCGGGTGCGACCGATGCCTGAGCAGATCTACGTCGACGCCAACGGCGACCGCGACGAAGCCCTGCGCCTTTTGAAGAGGTTCGGATTCATTCTCTAGGAGGCCGTCGTGGCTGACCTCAGTACCGACGCGCGCAAGAAGGCAGCCGCCAGCGGTGCCGCTTTACCTGGTGGAAGGTTCCCGATCCGGAACCGGACCGACCTGGAGAACGCGATCCGCGCCGTGGGTCGCGCCAAGGGTGATCACGACATGGTGCGGCGCTTCATCGTGAAGCGCGCTCGCGCACTGAACCTCATGAACCTCATCCCTGACAACTGGTCGGCGGATGGATCTATGAAGGGCTAGATCATGACCGAGCCATCGGGCGCGATGCCCGCGGCACCCTCAATTCCCGCGACGGGATCCGAGGCGAACGAAGACGCTCTGGCACAGAACCTGCTGGCTGATGCTGTGGCCGCGACGGCTACCGCTGAGCCGCAGTTGGGTGACGCCGGGAAGCGTGCCATCCAGGCCGAACGTGATGCACGTAAGGCGCTGGAGAAGCAGCTCGCCGAGTTGGCGCCGCTGTCGAAACTCGCCGCCGCACTCGGTGGCGGCGATCCCGTCAAGGGCAAAACCGAGCTGGAAACGCTCAGCGAACGTCAGGCCACGCTCGAAAAGGAACTGGCCGGTGAGCGTTCGGCGCGCTGGAAAGAGCAGGTTGCGCACTCGAAGGGGTTTACCCCGGAGCAGGCGGAACTTCTGACTGGCTCGACGCGTGAGGAGCTCGTCGCTTCGGCGGACAAGCTGCTGGCGCTGTTCCCGACGGCACCCGCGAAGCCGGGTATTCCGGCGCCGGATCCGTCGCAGGGCGCTCGGGGCGGTGTCGGGATTGATCTCGACGCGCGGATCGCCGAGGCGCAGAAGGCCGGCGACATCCGCCGGGTCATATCGCTGCAAAACGAAAAATTGAGCAACGCGAAGTAACTATCCGGGCCGGCGTGCGTCGCGCCCTAGAAGAAGAGGGAGCAACCCACGATGGCTGGAATCACAGCACTCGGAACCACGTACAACCTGCCCAATTACGGCGGGATCCTGTTCGCGCTGACCCCGGCCGATACCCCGTTTTTCTCGGCGTTGGGTGGTCTCGCGGGCGGTGGCCAGTCGACGGACACCGAGTTTGAGTGGTCGACGTACGACCTCCGCGCGGCGTCGCAGCCGAACGTGCTGGAAGGTGCAGACGCGCCGACCACGCAGGAGCGGGTTCGCGCGCAGGTCAAGAACGTGACCCAGATCCACCAGGAACAGGTCCAGGTCTCGTACACCAAGCAGGCGGCGGTTGGCCGTAAGGCTGGTCTGGCGAACTTTGAGCCCAACCCGGTCACGAGTGAGTTGGACTGGCAGACGGCTCAGATGCTCAAGCAGATGGTCCGCGACATTGACTTCTCCTACATCCAGGGCGCCTACCAGCTGCCGACGGACAACACCACGGCCCGCAAGACCCGCGGCCTGCTGTCGGCGATCGTGACGAACGTGACCGATGCGCAGCCGGCGGCGGCTCAGACCGGCGCGGCGGCCGCGTCGACGGACGTCATCACCCTGGCGACGCACGGCCTGTCGATCAACGACCAGATCGTGTTCAGCAATGTCGGTGCCGCTACCCCGTTGGTGGTCGGCACGTCCTACTACGTGAGCGCGACCGGCTTCACGACTGGCGCGTTCGAGGTGTCGCTGACGCCTGGCGGCACGGTCGTCAACATCACGGTCGACGGCACCGTGGTCTGGGACAAGGCAGTCGCGGTGTCGAAGACGCTGGTTGACGCGACGCTCCAGGCCGCGTACGACAACGGCGGCATCTCGGAGCAGGCGACGGCGACGCTGTTGTGCAACTCGGCGCAGAAGCGGGCCATCACGACCGCGTACGTGACGGCGGGCAACTACGTACAGAAGATCCTCACGGGCAACATCGGCGGCGTTCGGGTCGATCAGATCGACACCGACTTCGGCACGCTGAACGTGATGATGGACCGGCAGATGCCGCAAAACCAGCTCGCGATCGTGTCGATGGAGATGTGCCAGCCGGTGTTCCTGGAGATCCCCGGCAAGGGTCACTTCTTCTCGGAGCCTCTCGCGCGGACTGGTTCGGCCGACAAGGTCCAGATCTACGGTGAGACGGGTCTCGCGTACGGCAACGAGAAGGCTCACGCCAAGATCGTTAACTTGGCGGTCTGATCATGGCCTACCGAGTGACTCACGGGTACGTAACCGTACCCACTGCGGTCGACGGCGGTGTCGCACATGTCGACATCCGCCGCGGCTCGGTCCTCCCGGACGACGTCCCGGAGGAGTTCGTTTCGGCGCTGCTCGAGCGTGGGCACATCGCCAAGCACGAGTCCGACGAACCGGCCGAGGTCGCAGCGCCGGTGGCCGATTCCGAAGAGGTACCCGGCGGCACCGCCGTTGAGGTTCTCAACTGGGTCGGCGACAACACCAGCCGTGCGGCTCGCGCGCTCGAGGTTGAGCAGGCGAAGGACGGGGGCGGCCGGTCCACGCTGGTCGCGAACCTGTCGAAGCTCGTCGGCTGACGTGAAGGGGGCGAGGTTCGATGGCTGCTGACCGTCTGGCGACCCCTGAGGATCTCGCCTCCCTTCTCGAACGTGACGATGTCGACGCCTACAAGGCTGGTGTGCTGGTTGAAACTGCTACGGCGATCGCCCAGGCCGCCGCCGGTGGCCAGCGGATCGTTGCGGTATCAGGCGACACCGGGCAGATCATGGGGACAACCAGCAACTGGCTGTCTCTGCCGCAGATCCCGGTCACAGCGGTCGCGACCGTCGTGATCGACGGCGATGCGACAACCGAGTGGAAACTGTTCGGCAACCGGATCTTTCGCCGGCATGGCTGGCTCAGTCGTCATGGCTGCTGGGGCGACCCTGCGCAGGTGGTCGTCACCTACGACCACGGTTACGCGCCGGATGACCAGCTATTGCAGCTTGCCCGGAGTGCGGTCCTGTCGATCTGCCAGGGCGCATACGGGAATCCGGGCGGCCTGTCCGCTGAGTCGATCGACGACTACAAGGTCACCTATGCCGCGCTCGCTGGCCAGATGGACGCGAGCCCGCATCTGATCGCTTCGCTGCGCCGTCAGTACGGCCGCAGGGCCGGCGTCGTCGCCATCGGAAGCTGATCTTCAAAAACTGGATAGGGGAGTTTCCGTGTCGAATGACTTGGCCCGGGCCAGCGACGGCATCGGTGTGGGTGTCCTCGCACCGATGGTCGAGTCGGCCAGAGGCACCACAATCTGGCATATCGAACGCTGGGACGAGGACGCGACCCGCTGGGTTCAGCGCCGCAGCGGCATCCTGAACCCGATTGCGGACGTGTTCCGGCGGCTGCTCGTGCCGTCGTACGAGACGTCCGAGGTTGTCGGGAACGTGGTCACGACCGCTGGGTGGACGCGCGCGTCGAACCTGCTGACCGCTCAGGGGGGACTGCAGGCCCTATCGGCGACAGCTGTCCGGATCGGCGCCGGTGACGGCACCACTTCGGCCGGTGGTGGATCTGTTCCCGCCGTCGCGGCTGACACCGATCTCGCCGCGGCGTCGGGTTCGACTCACCGCTGGTTCCAGATTGTTGGGGGCGCCGGGACCGTGTCGACGAACACCCTGGCATTCACGGCGACGTTCGGCACCGCTGACGGCAACTTCGCCTGGAACGAGTTCGGGATCGACGTCGGTACGCCGACCGTCACGTCGAGCGCTGTCGTCGCCGCCCTGCTCTACAACCACAAGACGTCGATCGCGCAGGGAACGAAGGCCAGCGGGCAGACCTGGGCCGCAACGGCCACCATCACCTATACGTGATCGTGACCTCCCGCCCAAGGGAGGGCTGACCCATGACGCTCGCGCGGACGCTCGGCACCACCGTCACCGGCGTCACCGGCAACACGGCGACGGTGGCGCTGACTTCGGTGCCGGCGAACTCGCTGGTTGTGCTGTTCTGCATGGCCGACGCCGACAACGGCAACCTCACCGAATCGCTGTCGATCGGCACCACAGGTGGCCTGACCTGGACTAAGCAGGGTCAGTCCAACGGGTCGCCGGGTGCGGTTGCTGCAGTGTTCACTGCACCGTTCGCCGCAGGTGGCTCGATCACGGTTACTGTCGTCGACTCGGATGCGATGACTGACTCGGCATCCGAGATTGGTGTCAAGCCGGTCTTCTTCACCGATAGCGGCGGCAGTATCCCCGGCGTCGGCGCGATCACGACGACTACGGTTCACCCGACCACCGTGACATCCACTGCCACCGGCTCATGGTTCTGGGCTGGCGGCCTCGCAGGTTCTACGGGCTATACGACGGCGCAGGCCGGCGCGACGCTGCAATTCGGCGACACCAGCTTCGACGCCGGCGACACGATCGCCGTCTGGTCGCTCAATGCGCTGTCGACCGGCAGTGGGCAGACACTCAACCTCGACTATGCCGCGCCGCCGATCCATAACGTCGGCATCGAAATCAAGCCTCCCACGGGCGGCCCGACCCCGATCAGCGAATCCGAAACGGGCTCAGCTTCGGATTCTGAGGTCGTCTCGGCAACTGTCCCGATCACGGAAACTGGCTCGGGCTCGGACGCATCGCAGGTCAGCGCGAATGTACCGGTCACGGACAGCGCGGCAGGCGCAGACGCTGCCCAGGTAACTGCGACGGTGCCGGTCACGGAAACCGGCTCGGCATCCGATGCCCCGCAGGTCCATGCCTCATTGCCGGTGTCAGAGTCGGGCACTGGTACGGATGCGATCGCGATCGCGGCCGTGGTACACCCGGCTGAGTCTGGCTCGGCCAACGACGCGATCACGGCCAGCGCCACGGTCCCGCTCTCCGACTCCGGGTCCGGTGCGGACACGATCAGCGTCAACACTGGCGCGACACCGATCTCGTTGGCCGACTCGGGCACAGCGTCTGAGGCGATCACGGAAGCCGTCACAGCCCATCTGGCCGAGACGGGGGCTGTCGTCGAGGCGCTGACAATCAGCGCGCACCTGAACCTCGCCGAAACCGGTTCGGCAGCCGAAACGCTGACGATCCTCGTTCACGCGGCGGCTACCGACTCTGCTACCGCGCTCGATTCGCTCGGCGCCACCGCGACGATTCACCTGGCAGAGGCGGGCACCGCTGCGGATGCGTTCGCTGGCGGTCCTGCTGGTGTCACGCAAAAGCAACTCACGGACGTCGGTTCAGCATGCGAATGCCTCTGCGTGGTCCTGGTCAGGCCGAACACGGGTTCGATCAGCAGGCCCGACACGGGCACGACCACTCGGCCGAATACCGGACCGCTCGGCAGGCCGGGCACCGGTGTCATCACTCGGCCGAATACCGGCGTCGTTCACGCACCCGGTCGCTGCGACTGCCACTAGGAGGCCGCTCATGTCCGCTGCCTCTCTGATCGCGCGCGGCCGCATCGCCGCGCTGGCGTTGATGGTCGATGCTTGCGTGATCACGCGGGTCACGGGCCAGTCGACTAACTCGCAGACTGGAGTGGTTACAGACACTGTGGCCACGCTGTACACCGGGAAATGCCGGGTTCAGCGGATGCCGTCTGGTGGTATCGCCCGGCCGGCGACTGTGGCCGAGGCGCAGCTGTACCAGACTCCGCTGACGGTGCAGGTCCCGATCAGCGTCAGCGGCGTCATCGTCGACGACCTGGTGACTATCACTGCGTCGGCGCTTGACGCGGATCTGGTTGGCCGCCAGTTCTGGGTGAAGGACCCGGATGGTGGATCGAAGACGCACACCACGATGCACCGGCTCGGCTGCGAAGAGGTGTCGGGCTGATGGGCGACTCGGTCACCGTCTCCATTCAGGGCGAGAAGGAACTCATCGCCGAGTTCGAGACGGCCGCGAAGGAATTACCGCCGAGGGCCAAGAAGGTCATCGCTAAGGGCAGCGTCAA